ACTGTTGTTTGTTGAGTCCTTTCCAACCGGGTGCACGTACAGAGATTGGTACTAGTTCGGTCATTCAACCACCCACATGAGTTCGTCCAGTGTGTTTGTGCTGTCTAGGGCGATAGCGTCACTCAGGGCTACTCTTGCGTGCATGTCAGCCTTATTAGCTGGTGTACCACCATCCTCACCACGCTCTGCCAAAGCCTTAGCCCACGCACCGAGGATTACAGGCCATTCTGGGACTGTCAGTACGTCATCATTAGCAGAGAGATCAGCCTGAGCTACCTTACAGTAGAAGTTGAGGGTTTCGATAACATCTGGTATAGGCCAGAGATTCATATCTGGATCGCCACCTGTAGAACCTCGCAAGTTGTAGTAGACAGGGCTACTTTCTTGGGTTTCACCAACATCGGACAGGTGGTTCATCTCAGTGTAACCTATCTGACGCAGATGTACGTCACGCTCAACATTAAAGGCTTGCAGTATCTTAAAACGATTACCAGCGCCCGTCAGGGTATAACCCTGTTGGCTTGCTACGGTAGGAAACGAGATAGTCTGCCGCAGGGTAGTCCAGTCCCATGCATCTTCCACTTCCCGTTTAGTCTGATTTACAAAGTCACCAATAAGCGTACCGAAGTCAGAGGCAGTTACATCGTCCACCTCTGGTTCACGGATACGCCTAAGTACGGCATTAACAATCTCTAAATAAGTCATTAATCAGCCTTCTTGGTTGATACCTTCTTCTTTTTTACTTTTTTCTTAGCTGGTTTACCGTGATAAGGTCGGGTACTTTCAGCTTTAGCTTGTGCAACTTGCTCTTCTAGACTTACGTTCTCTTCTACCTCAAACCAAACAGTGGGGTGCTTTTCCATGATACGTTCAGCAGATTCCGCATGAACTAATCGTTTAGCACCTTTATTATTTTGAATTGTTACCATAGGGGCTTTTACCTCTAAAGGTTCTTCCTTTTCTAAAGTCTCTTTAACCACTTTAATCATTTCTTCTAAACCGTCAGACATAAAAACTCCAATAAAATTAAAAAGGGGAGGGGAGCCGAAGCCCCCCAACCACTATTTACTTTCTACTTATGTAGAAGGCAGTACGAATGATACACCAGCATCGTCGCGATATTCAGCAACACCGTACAGGCAATCGGCGGTGAACAAGTCGCCCAACCACTCTTGCTTGTACTGACTCTGTGAACGAATAGCCATCTGTTCAGCAAAAACAACCGAGTCTTTGTGGAACATGTGACCAACACGGTAGTTAGTGGTTGTATCAGCAGCAACTTCGACAGGACAGTTGGTTGATACATAGACAGGCATACCGTAGATTTCACCCAAGAGGCCAGTCTTGATAGGACTATTGCTTACATTAGAGCCGATGAAAGCCTGCTCAGTGAAGCGAGCAAGACCCATCAGGTCAGACTTAGCAATCGGTGGGATAACGATGCAACGATCCTGCATAGGGACATCAGCATTGTCCAACTGAAGAATCATAGCGCGAATACCGGCATCAGTGATGTCAGTACCATTACCTGCGTTAGCACTGGCTGTCTGGTCATAGGCAGTCGTACCGTCACCAGCAATAACCGCGCCAGTCCATGTACCAGTACCAGAAGCCGCACCACCATTCAGGGATTCGAATTGGGCGTGAATATCACTATCAATCCGACGGGCAAGAGAGTAACCAGCATCGTCTGTGTAAGCACGTCGCATAGTATTCAAAGCCTGTACCTTAACGATGTCTTCGATAATAGTCGAATACTCGTAGTGCTGGTCGATAACAACAGGAGTCGTACCGTGGGTTGGAGCAACAAGAGTTACTTCAGTCTGAGCAGCCTTAACAGAAGCATCAGAACGTGTGAAGTTAGGGACATGAATCGTATCGCCCTTGTTACCAGAGTGGTTAATCTTCTTAACCAAGTTAGACATAACTGTGTTAGACTTATAACCAGCGATAACGTCGTTAGACCAAATCTCCGGGATATAATTCGCAGCAGTTGTAATCGTATTGTGAGCTGTACCTAAAGCCATTTCTTTATTTCCTTAATATATGTATGAAAGATTATGCGCCACGTACTCGCTTATCTGCATAGGCTTGCATGATTTCTGGAAGCATAGCATCATATTTCTCGGGGTTAGTCCTATTCAACTCAATAAGTTCATGTTGATTAAAGACCTTAGCCGCTGTGCCACTACCAGAACTCGCACCTTCAGAAGAAGCGTCACGTAGTGCTGTTTTGCGAGAATCCTCTACTTGCGTCTGAGCTTCGCTTACTCGTTGGGTCTGCTGTTGTGCCTTAAAGTTGTTTAGCAGTTCATTACCCGCATCGTAATCGTAGTTAGTTGCTCGTATATGCATTTCCCCTCGCATTGGAGACTCTGATACCCAGTTGTTAAACTGAGCAGTATTCACAATGTCCAAAAAGTCGGGGTGAGATACTCGAAGCTTGTCTAGGGAAGCGGTGTTACGCATACCAGTAAGTTCTCGTCGCATCTCTGCCATTTCAGGATTGTTCGCTGTTACTCTTGCGATAGCTGCTTGAGGGTCATCAAGAAGCGCATCGACATCAATACCTTCGGGGGTTGCGGATTCCACTGGTGTGGTCATAGACGCTACCTGTGAACGAAGCTGGCCCAACTCTTGGGCTTGTCGGGAATTGAATTGCTCCAGTTCCTTGTAGTTCGTTACAGCTACATCTTTGTCCCAGTCACTAAACCGATCCTTTGGTGTAGCCTCTGCTTCTGCCTCTGCTTCCTTTACAGCAAGGGTTTCTTCAGGTTCGGCTACCTCTGGTACGATTGGGTTTCCGTTCTCGTCTGTATCAACAATAATACTCGTGTTCATAGTGCATAATCTCCCGCCCATTAAGGGTTTAGGGTTGTTAGTTTGGATTACCGCGCCATCTCTGGGTTAGCGGTCTTACGGTCTTACCAGTGAGTAATATTCCCTGAAGGGGTATGCTTACTCTCCTTTATGTGCTGTTTCTCGAACTTACTGTACGCACCGGGGAAACCGGGATCGGTTCCGTCTAGTACAACAGTAGGGCAAGAAATAACAAATTCTGCTGCCTTACCGCACTCACACTCTTTCGAGTCTTTACGGGTGGCTATCTTTGACATAGCTTCCATTCTATGCCCGTCTTCACATTCGTACTCATAGATTGGCATTAGCGATGTCCTCTTCTAGTTTGAGTATTTCATATGCTTTGCGATGTTCTTCCTCAAAAGTCATAAGATACGTGAGCATCTTTAACTCGCCCTTACGCTCTTCTAAGCCACCTTCAGGAATAGACCGGATAGAGTCCTTGGCCTCAAGAATCTCCTCCAACTTCTCCATCACACTTTTCCAACCTGTAGTAGTGAAGGTGTTGAACAACTCGTCGTAGTATTTCTCGTCAACAGGACTCACTCAGATTCACCTTGTTTCTTCATACGTGCTTCAAACTCCTTGACAGCTACTTCACGCTCTTTCAGGATCAACTTCTCAGCTTCTAGGCTATAGTCGGTCTTCTGGGCCAACGCGAGTTCTTGTTCCTTAATGGACAGTTCACGTTCTTTGAGAAGAATCCCCTCAGCATCCATTTGCGACTTAATCTGGAGTTTCTTATCTTCACGGGCAATTTCAGCCTTAACACGTTCACCTTCAATCTGAGCACGAATCATGTTAGGATCGGGTGGTGGCTCTTGCGGTTGCATCGACTGTTGTAGCATTGTATCTACAATCTGAAGCATCTCTGCCTTATTATCAAGAGAAGTATTATTGTATATACCTTTCAATACCTGCCAGTATGCAGGAGAACCCTGTGGAATAGTGGCAAGCATGTTGGTAAGCATTGTCTGCTCATACTCTCGTGCCATAATGCCCATAGTAGCGATAGGCATGAACTTATAATCTGTTTGCGGGTAGCGATTATCAAACTGAATACGTCTCCACACAGATTTGTTAATAAACGGTACAAGGAAGTACCTGTCAATGTTCTGCATGGTGCGTTTAGCTCGTTTAATGGAGCCAGACTGCATCATAGACATACCAGAGGCGGTACTGTTACGTGCGTTCATAGATGTAGGGGTAGCTGAGTCCATAGCCCCTGTAGCCATCTGAATCATACGCTCTTGATCGCCAGATTCTTTGTAATCGAGTGGGTTGATGTTACCAAAGTTGAACGGCATCAGGATATCTTTAGGATTACCGTTGGTAAGAACTGTTTTACCCGGTGCAACCGTCAAACGAGCACCACGAGGCATCATAGTGGCATCCATAGCCATCATAGGGTGCGAGGATAGGGCTAGACCGTCCATACGAGCCCGTAGCATACCGTCAAGAGCCTTCTGAGGGTTACGCCCCTTCTCCATTACTCCGCGGCCCCAGAAACGGTTAGGGACGGTATCGTGCTGGTATGCCATGAACGATCTATCGCCCATAGTATAAGGATTCTCTACAGATTTAAGTACATAAGCATCGTTGACAATAATAACGATAGCTTCAACCAAAGTTGTGTCCCAGATATCCAAGCCTTCAGCCGTCCGAGTAATATCACCTTTCAACAGTCCTTTAGGGATAAGACCCTCGTAGTGTGTTAGCTTACACTGATTCTCAGTATCGGTACGTTTAATCTCCCCACGCGCTTCTGCGTCGAACGGGTCGTCAAAGGAGCCTATTTCACACTTCTTATAGACACCTGTTTTCTGTTTTTCTGTAATCTGGTGCTTAGATACAATATCTTCGTAACCACACCCCATTGCGTTGTCAATATTAGTAGCTGAAGGTTCAATAAAGAACTTCTCTGGTAGGATAGGGTGCAAAGTAAGCTCTACACGGTCTTCCTTGGACATGGCTGGCTGTGTAACGTAGGTATTCTCGACAGCTTCAGCTACAAGAGTCTTCTTTGTACCCTCTGTAACACCAACCTTGGCAATACCAGTGCCATAGATAGCACCATTCAGGTACACCTCGGCAATATTAGCTGGTACATTGTCTAAATTGAAGTCTTCCATCAACATAGCGCGTACAGCCATTGCATCTTCTTTCTGCTCATCAGCAATATCGTCAGGCAGGTCAAAGAATGTACCCTTACCAAAGGTAGCTTCTTCCATCTCAGCTACAGTAGATTCTACGGCTTGCTGAGATGCGGGAGAGATCAACTTAGAGCGTTCTGAAGTGCGGTCACTGTCCTCTACTGAGTGCTTGCCACGCCA